GTTCTCTTATCCATAATAATCATGATGAGTTTAGTATTAAACTCTGAATGACATTATTGGGAGTATATCGAGTAATGAATTTCAAGGGTACGTTAAAGTTACAAACTATAACAAAACCCTTTGAAGTTCCTTCTCGTATACTTGAAGAATGGAATGACTTTATCAATTCTGATTGGAGAGAAAAATTGTACTCCTTATCAAAGGGAGTCTCTTTACCTTCCATGGCACTTAGGCCTATTTCTACTACTTCTCCTACTTCATCAGTACTCCGTAGTATTGGTCACATAAAACAAGTTGTATCTACGCATTTAGCGTCGATGTGACTTTCGTCTTATTTATGACTTCAGGATAAGATTTATTTTGAAAAACTTAAATCTTTCTCCGAATTACTTGGAGCGCCGTATTTTGTAGAGAGACTTCGTATGATAGGTACTGCGGATCCATCTTTCAAAGATAAAGTGAAAGATGCCCAGACGTGAGCAAGCTTAACGATTTTAAATCAGTCTCCAACTGAGTCACCGATCTTTTGATCGTCTGATTCAGGAAAGAATTGAGTTAAATTCAAAGAATCCGAGACCTCTTCTTTGGTTATAAATCCTGTCCCTTCTAATAAGAAGTTGATATGATTCCAACCAAAAGGAGGTCTTGCGAAACTTGCGTTAAAGTTTGAAGCAGCTGGAAAAGTCCGTGTATTTGCTATGGTTGACTGTTGAACTCAATGGGTTATGGAGCCCCTTCATAAGTATATTTTCTCTATTTTGAGGAAGATACCTACTGACGGGACTTTTAACCAAACTGAACCTATTAATCAATTGATTGAAAGGTTCGGATACCCCAAAGGCTTTGTACCTAAACGTACTTTTTATTCCTTAGATCTTTCTGCTGCAACTGATAGGTTGCCAGTTTCTCTACAGAAACCTCTAATAGCTCTTCTTTATTCATTATCTTGAGGTAAAACCTTAGGAATGAGTGAAAAGAGTTTAGAGTTCTCAGAGTACTGAGCTTCCTTATTAGTTGATCGGGTCTATTATCTTTCTTTAAGTCGTAAAGACTTTTCAAAGATAAAAGGCCTGAAGCATAAAATCTATAGATTAAAATACGCTGTTGGACAGCCAATGGGAGCATTGTCTTCATGAGCCATGCTTGCTATGACGCATCATGCTATTATAGCATTTGCGGCAAAACGAGCTGGGATAAAGGGGCCTTTCGATGATTACGCAGTATTGGG